GATGGCGTGGGAGAACAAGTTCCTCAACGTGGAGGAAGTCGCTGCGATTGTCCCGATTCCGGAGGCAGTCCTGGATGACTCTTCTTTCGATGTGTGGGGAACGATCCAGCCTCGTCTCGCTGAGTCGATTGGCCGCACGATTGACGCTGCCATCTTCTTCGGGACGAACAAGCCAGCCTCGTGGCCCACGGACGTTGTTGCGTCTGCAACTGCTGCTTCTGCAACCTACACCCGTGGAACGACTGCTGCCGCTAGCGGTGGCGTCGCTGAGGACCTGAACCAGACCATGGCGAAGGTCGAGGCTGACGGGTTCCCGGTGAACGGTTGGGTCACCAAGACCACGTTCCGGTCGGTTCTCCGTTCTGCGCGTGACACCACGGGGCAGAAGCTTCTCGATGTGTCTAACGACACCATCGAGGGTTCGCCCGTGTACTACGTCATGCCTGGCCTTTGGCCGTCGGGTTCGGGTGTTGCTGAGCTTATCACCGGTGACTGGTCGCAGATGATGCTGGGTGTCCGCCAGGACATTACCTACAAGATTCTGGACCAGGCCGTGATTCAGGACGGGTCGGGGACGATCCAGTACAACCTCGCTCAGCAGGATATGGTGGCACTGCGTGTCGTCATGCGCCTCGCCTGGCAGGTTGCGAACCCCATCAACTACGAGAACACTTCGGCTGCCACCCGGTACCCGTTCAGCGTTCTCCTGACCCCGTAAACCTCGAAAGTCAGAAAGGATAAAACATGGCTGACTTTAAGGTTGTGGTCGCTAACCCGACGGCGAGTAACATTACCTCGACCATCGGTTCTCACGTTGCGACCGCCCGAGAGGCAACCGTCCTCACTCTGGATGACAGTACTGACCTCCCAGACCTCAAGGACTTCATCGCTGGTGGTTGCTCGGTTGGACCGCACGACCCAGAGACGATGCAGGACAGGCAGCAGAGCGGGTTTCTGCTCTACATGCTGCAGCAGCCTCGCGCTGCTGGCTGATAGGTCCTAGTGCAAGACTACCACATAGTAGTCTCGAACCCAACGGGGGCGGATGTGACTGCCGCTGGTAACCACACCGCCCCCGCTAGGTCCGTTTCTGTGCAGCACATTAACTCTGCCTCTCCTGACCACTATAAGGATTTTCTAGACGCTGGGTGTTCTGTTGGTCCTTACGACGGTGGCACTATTCAGGAGAGGCAACATGGGGGATTTCTTCTATACATGCTCCAAGTTGAGCAGGAGGAGTAGGATGCCTAAGAGTATGGGTTATGGTGGTAAGAAGGGTAAGGGCGGGCGTAAGAAGTAATGGCGCTCACCGCTGAGGAACAGAGAGCGCTTGATTGGCAGACGGCCCGTCGGGCCCGTAAGCAGTTTAAGCGTTCCCTGCAGTCCCAGTTGACTGCTCCTGGGAGTAACAGAAAGACACTCGAGGACAACTGGGACCCGCTCAACTACCGCGCAACTGTGGTAGATAAGTACGACGAGTGGACGTTGGAGGACATTGAGTATGACCAGAGCCACAGCACTCTCGCGGTTGGAATTGTTTGGAGAGACGGCTACCGAGCCCGTCATTTCTAGCGACGAGAAGAACACCCTCCTTGATATGGCAAAGGAGGCAGACAAGTTTGGTGTCTGGCCAACTGATGCTGACTGGACAGAAACCTACAATGCTAACTTCGCAATCGCTCAAGCATGGCTCCTCAAGTCGTCACGACTCGCTCCGCGGTACCTGTTCATGGATGGTGGAAAGATGCTCTCCCGCAATCAGTACTATGAGCACTGCATGAAGCAGTACCACAAGTATTCTATGAAGGCAGGTGTTCGGGCGCAGAAGTTGAGCCCGACGAGCCTTGGCCTTGACCCGATTCCGAATAACACTTTCTAATGGCAGAGAACACCCCATCAGTCGCAGAACTCACAGACCTGCGAGGCGCTATGACCTCGTGGCGTCCGGACACTGCTTCTGTATATCGCAAGCCTTCGGGTAGTGCAGATGCCTATGGGGGTTACGGAACCACGAGCGCTTACGTTCTCGTGAGTTCAGGTAACGCTGTTTCTGTCGAGTCTAGCCCCTCAAACGAGCAGGAACGTGCTCTTGAGGGGATTATTGGTGAGGTTCAGGTCTTTTACATCACCTTTGGTTACAACCAGGATGTCCAGGTGGATGACAAGGTTGTTCTCACTAGTATGGGAAATATCGAGTTGAGGGTTCGGGCAGTTACTGCTCCAGAGTCCTGGGAACTCGAGCGCCGTGTTGCTGCGACAAGGTTGGGTGTGTGATGGCTGGAAAAGCAAACTTTTACCTGACTGTAGATTTTGACTTCATTCCGCAGGTTGTGGCGAATGTTGAGATGGCGTCTCGTGGCGCTCCGATGAAGATTGCAAAGGAGATTCAGAGGACTGCAAAGCAACTTGCCCCTCACAGGACAGGACACCTCAAAAGCACTATTGAGGTGCAGTCACTCGAGAGGGGAAAGACTGCTGAGGTCTTTGCGTGGGCAAAGTACGCAGCATGGCAGGAGTACGGAACGTCCCGCGGAATTGTCGCTAAGTACTACATGACAAGAGCATTTCAGAGACATGCTCAGGAACTCAACGGCGCGATTATTGGCGCTATCGTACCCTGGTAATGGATTCTATCAACGAACACCTGGTAGGTGCTAAATGGCTTACCTCAACCATCGGAACCTTGGGCGGCACTGTGTCGGGTGCCTTCCTCGACATTATCCCGAAGGAAGCGAGCCTTCCTGCTGTCAGGTATTCTGCTGCAATTCTCGAGGACACCATGCCCATCGAGGGCACGCGCATTATGACTCAGATAGAGTGGACTGTTCTTGTTGTGCGCGAAGGTCTCGAGGTTGCCCCACTTGTTCCCATTGCCAATGCACTAGATGCTGCACTACACGGTGCAACGGGAACTGCTGATGGATTGCGAATTGACTGCACTCGGATGAGGCCATTCGAGATGCTAGAGCTCGATGATGATGGTGGACAGTACCGTCACGTCGGAGGACAGTACCTAACTGTGATTACAGAAATCTAAGGAGACACTATGGCCGAGAGGGCTACTCTTACGCAGGGCGTGCAGCTGGGGGTTGAGAGCACCTCCGGTACTGCTGTCGCTGCTAACAAGAAGCTCAACTCTACTTCTATCGAGACGAAGGTCATGGCGGAGATTGAGCCCTATCGCCCGATGGGGACCAAGTACGCCACGACTGAGATTCTTGGCAAGGAGTGGAGTGAGTTTGATATTGAGGGTGTCGGGTCGTACAACGACTCCGTCTACCTTTTCGCTTCATGCCTTGCTGATCCGACTAGTACTCAGCAGGCTGCAACTACTGCTTACCTGCACGAGTTCGAGCCGTCGTCTACTGCTACGGACACGGTGAAGACCTACACGATTGAGCACGGGTCGTCTGTTCGCGCCCACAAGCTCGCTTATGGTATCGTGACTGGTGTTGAGTTTGAGTTCACGCGGGACGGAGTCGCGGTTAGCGGGTCCGGGATGGGTCAGGACACGGAGGATGGTATCACCCTCACGTCTAGCCCCACGAGCATCGCGGAGAAGCCCATGCTTCCTACCGATGTAGACGTCTACTACGACACTACCTCTGGTGGCCTGGGTTCGACCAAGCTCGTTCGCGCACTCAGCGCGACTGTGTCTGTGTCTGACAGGTTTGGTCCTGTCTGGGTCCTCAACTCAGCGAATGACTCGTTCGTCGCTACTCTTGAGACCGAGCCGACTGCTGAGATTTCTGTCATGGTCGAGGCTGACTCGCAGGGTATGGGTCTGCTTACGGACATGCGCGACACCTCGACTAACTTCCTTCGCATCACCTCGACCTCTGCTGACGAGGCAGGCACGGGTTACCCGTACCTGTGGCAGTGGGACGCTGCTGTGAAGATTAAGGAGATTGGCGAGTTCTCGGACGAGGACGGTGTGTACGCTATTGAGTGGACCTTCGATATGGTTCACGACCCGACCTGGGGCAAGGCGTACTACGTTGCTGTCACTAACCAGCTTACGAGCCTCTAGGAGGATAGATGGGTAAGGACCCTCACAAGGATCCGGGCCCGCTTCGGCCCGAGGATGCACCTCCTGTGCCTCCCAAGGTAGAGAAGAAGGTGCATAAGACGGATGATTCTGTTAGTATTGACGAGTCCCCCAAGGACAAGTCGAACTAAGGAGTCAACGTGAAGGTATCTACTCTTAAGAGTAGGACCAGTAGGATCTGGGTTGAGGTTCCCGGAGATGATGGTGACACGGAGAAGATCTGGGTTGACTATCGTCCCGGGAATCTCACCTTGGATGTTTCTGAGAAGATTCGCAAGGCGAGCCTTGATTCTGAGAACGAGGCAATCTTTGTGCTTCTTGAGAATCTTCTTGCAGGATGGGACCTAGAGGCAGACGATGGTAAGCCTCTCGGTGTCAAGGCGAAGGACATTAAGTTGGTGCCCCTTTCCTTCCTCGCAGACATTATGGTTAAGATCGAGGAGGATGGGCGCCCAAACCCACAGAGGGACGAAGCCTAGGTCGTTGGCTTGCAACAGGCGGCGCTGTTGGCGACGTCCCTGAATGGTATCTACTCCTCAAAGCATCTGACAGGCTCAGGTGCAAGCCATGGGAGCTCCTAGAGCAACCAGCAGCATTTTACGATATGGCGTTGCTCGCACTCTCTGCTGAAAACCACGCAGAGGATCAAAGAGCAAAAAGAAGCAGAAGGAAGTCCTAAGTGGCTCTTACAGTTGCCCAGCTTACAGCACGTCTTACTGCTGACACTTCTAACTTCTTTAAGGCGATGTCTATTGCAGATGCCGCCATGTTCCGCACAGGTGGAATCGCTAAGCGAGTTGGTGCTGGTATTGGTGTTGCGTTCGTGGGTGGTTCAGTCATGGCCATCCGCGCTGCTGGTAACTTCGAGGAGAGCATGAATGTTCTCCAGGAAGTGTCAGGGGCAACGAATTCTGAGTTTCAGGCACTTGGTAAAGAGGCAAAGGCACTCGGTGCAGATGTTCGCATCCCGAATGTTTCTGCTAAGGATGCTGCAGACGCCATGCTCGAACTCGCCAAGGCTGGTTTGAGTGTAGAAGACACTCTTAAGGGTGCACGAGGCGTTCTGCAACTTGGTGTTTCGTCAAACCTTGACTTCGCTGATTCTGCAACTGTAGTTGCAAGGGCAATGACTGCCTTTGGCCTTAAGGGTAACAAGGCGACTCAGGTTGCTGACCTCTTGACTGCTGCTGCGAATAAGTCCACAGCAGAAGTCGGAGACATGGCACTTGGTTTCCAGATGGCAGGTACGTCCTTCGCTGGAAGCAACCAGAGTATCGTAGACATGACAGCATCTCTGTCTCTTATGGCGAACGCAGGTATCGCAGGGTCAGACGCTGGTACCTCGCTTAAGCAGATGATGCGACGTCTTACTCCCCAGAGTAAGGCAGCAAAAGATGAGATGAAGAAGTTGGGCGTTGAGGTATTTAACGCCCAGGGTGAGTTCAAGCCAATGCGTGAGATTATTGGCGAGTTTACGAGAGCAACTAAGAACATGACCACAGAACAGCGTCAGGCTGCTCTTGGTGTCATTTTCGGGTCGGATGCTATTCGTGCAGCAAACGTCATGCTCACGAAGGGTACTGAAAAGTTTGACAAGATGACTGATGCTGTCACGCAGGGCGGAGAGGCCCAGGCGATGGCAGAGGCGAAGACAAAGGGATTTAATGGTGCAGTCGGTGGACTGATTTCTCAGATTGAGACTCTTGCTATTGAGCTTGGCGAGAAGATGCTTCCAGCAGCGACAGAAGTTGTCAGGGGCATTAGTGACTTCGTTGCTAACCTTGACCCAGACGCGATTGTTGCTTTCTTTAAGCCACTGACTCTTCTGGTCACGGGACTCAAGAACCTGGCGAGTGTTCTCTTTAACCTGCCTAAGCCTGTTCTTGCTGTTGCAGCAGCTTTTGGCGTGTTTAAGTACGCTATCCTTCCCCTCACTTCTAAGATAGGAAAGGCAACAACTGCTCTAAAGACGTTCTCTGTGACTGCTGCCTTTGCCTCAAACCCAGTAGGAATTGTTGTTGGCGCGATTGCTGGGTTGACTCTTGGCATGAAGATGCTCACGGATGCCTCCCGTGATGCACGAATTGGCATTGACGAACTAAACGAGGGATTCAGTAACTCTGTTGATGCAACTGTTGCCTACGAAGAGGCAATTGACGCCTCAAAGGAAGCAACGACTGCAGAAAACATTGCCAAGAGAGACCTCAATAAAGTTCTGCAAGAGGCAGACAAGGTTCGCCAGCAAGAGGCATCTGGCGCAATCACGAGTGCCCAGGCTCAGGCTCGCCTTAACGATCTCGACAAGAAGGCAGAACCTCTCAGGAAGGCAGTTACCCAGGCAACAAGAAACAGAAGGTCTGCTGAGGCGAACCTTGATAGTACTCAGCAAAATGCGAATAAGACTCAAGAAGAAGCAATCAGGCAGGCACGAGAATCAGCTCGTCAGGCCAAGTTGGGTTTGGCATGGGGTGTTGATGTTAAGAAAAACAAGGAGCAACTTAGTAGAGCAACTGCAACTCTTGCCCGCCTGACTGGTGAAGAAGCTATTGCTCTTGACAACGCAAACGAAAGTGCTGGTGTTGCCTCAGGGACGTTTGAGAGTAACCTGAACCCAGCAATTAAGGATCTCGCCGCCAAGTTGAAGGGCGCAGATGGATCTAAGTTGCGCTCTGAACTTGAGTCAATTGTGACTAAGGCAGAAACAACTGCTACTCAACTTAAGAACTCTGGGCCTACGATTGGTTCTGGATTCCTGGGTGGAATTAAGTCAGGCATCCTTGGGGGTGCTAGTGGACTTTACGCAACTGTTGCTCTTGTAGTGAAGGGTGCAGTTGCACAGGCGAAGGCCTCAGCAAAGATTAAGTCACCGTCGCAGGTTGCAGCAGAAGAAATTGGCCACCCATTTACAGAAGGTATTGCTGTCGGTATCGCTGACGGTTCTACCTCTGTGTCTCAGGCAGTTGCCAGCACCATGAGTAAGGCAGCAATCAGGGGAACTGGTGCCGCTAAGTCAGCTGGAAACAAAATTATTCAGGGGTACAAGGCTTCTACTATCCGGAACCTTATCCTGACTAATGAAGCTATTGACAAGAAGATGAAGGAAGGGTTGCGGAAGGCAATCACGAATGCCAGGGGAACTGTAACTGCTCAGGGAAACAAGTTGCAGGTTGCTTTCGGCAGAATGAGGGACAGAATTCTTCGCGGGTTCGATGCTATTAGTTCCCTGCCAACTGCTCTTGAGAGACAATTGGAAGGCGAAACTGCTGCTGAAAAGCAACTCAGGGAACTCGAGGAAGGCAGAACCGCTGCATCTCAGGCAGAGAGGAAGGCTGAGGCTGACAATACACTTGCTGCTATCGCAGGTCGAATTGCCGCAGCGAACTCTCTGCAACAGGGAGAAAACGAGACAGCAGAAGAACTCGCTGCAAGAAAGGCAGAAGAACTTACTCGCATTGAGGCAGACAGGGTTGAGGCGCAGAGAGTCCTGGGCGACATTGCTTATGAGCAGACACGCGCTGCTCTTGAGAGGCAGGCTGAGGCTGAGCGGGCGAACCTTGAGTCAGCAGCAGAACTTGAGCGCAAGAACTGGGACGAGAGGCGCCTTATCCAGCGTGAGGCGCTTGAGGACCAACTGACTGCACTTGAGAATAACCTTATGAGTGGCAAGATTAAGAGCGGAAATATCCAAAGAGCAATTTTGCGAACTATCCGTTCCTTCGACAAGGGTTACAAGAAGTCAGGTGAACTTCTTGGTATCCAGTTTGCTGCTGGACTTGTTGCAACAAGAAAGAAGGTTGTTAGTAAGGCTAAGTTGATTGCAAAGGCAATCGAGAATGTTCTGAAACTCAGGTCTCCTGCCAAGGAAGGACCCTTGTCTGACCTGAACACCTGGTGGACGCCTTTCTCAGAAACACTCCTCGAAGGTGTAGACACTAGACCTCTGTCAGCCACGGTCAACGGGGCAGTCACGCCGTCACCTGGTGCCCTCATGGGACGAGGGGCAGGTGGAGCAGGTGCTATTGTCGTCAATGTCTCTGACCAGACGTTTGCGGGGATGAGTCGTGAGCAAGCAGATAGAGTTGCGAGAGACATCAAGGCAGCGTTTGACCGACAAGTGGTAGCAACCTTCTAATGGCAAAAGCAACTTACCAGGTATTCATCGCGTGGGAGCCTATCCCCTCGAATGCCTTTGTCCTGAATGGTTCTACCCTTGACAGCACAGACCAACTGACCAACAAGTATTCTGACTCTCTTTACTTGTTCACCTTTGGCCTTTCTGAGTTTGGGGGAGAGGACGTATTCGCAAGTTCTTTCGACGCTCTTTACTCTGATGTAAGTAACTCTGTTATTTCGTACTCAGTGAAGAGGGGACGAGATGACAACCTTTCTAACTTTAATGCCGGTGAGGCAACAATTGTCCTGAGTGACCCAGACGGGACCTACTCTCCTCTCAACACTTCCTCACCTCTTTACCCCAACGTCTTGCCTGGGCGGCCTGTTCTGATTCAGGCAACTTATGGAGGCGTAGAGTACGGGCAGTATCGTGGGTTCATTAGGTCTATTGAGCACAACCCAAACCTCGATACCAGAACAACTACTGTTCACTGCCAGGATCTTTTCCTGCACCTCACGCGCACTCAACCAACTATTGAGGATACGGGTGCGACAACAACGGGCGCAGCAATCCAAGAAATCCTCACTGCTATCGACTGGACAGACCCAGACGTAACTTCTCTAGAAACTGGGGATACAATCACTGCTGGTTTCTCAGCAGATGGAACTAGGTCAGCACTTTCTTTGATTGGTGAACTCCTAGAAACTGAACGCGGAGAGTTCTACATTTCCCGTGAAGGCGTTGCTACCTACAAGCACAGGCACGATAGGTACACAAGAACTGTCTCTGCGACTTTCACAGATGTTGCTACTGAGGGAATTGCATCTGTAGACCTGACGAATATCAAGAACAGGGCAACTGTCCAAAAGACGGGCAATACAGAACAGGTTGCAGTTGATTACCCCTCTGCTACAAACTACGGATACTCAGATTACTCAAAGATTGACTCAACCTACCTAAACACAGATGGAGAGGCGTTAAACCTTGCACAATGGCTCGTGAGTCAAGGCAAGGACCCTAAACTTCCCTTGCGGTCACTCACTTTTCCTGCTAACATATCTGGTAGTTTGTTGCAATCAGCTCTAGAGCTTGACCTTGGCAGCAAAATCACAGTTAGTGACTCAGTCCTCACAACTACCTCTGATTTTTATATTGAGGGGATTACCCACAATGTGCGCCCAGGCAGGGTACATTCTGTATCCTACCAGTTGAGTCAGGTGCCCACTAACCCGCCAATTATTTTTGGTACTTTTGAGTTTGACTCTTCTGACATCTTTGCTTATTAAGGACACAGATGGCTAAGGACTACAACACATTCACTGACGTAAGCACCGGGGACGTCTATACCGCCGCCGCGCATAACCTGCTCCTGGAGAACGTAGAGAACTACCGCGTCCCGCCGTCGTGCAGGCTGGAACGCGCGACCGGGCAGGTGGTGTACGACGCGAGCACGGCAACGATCGTCTGGGACCAAGAGGCGTGGGACACGGACACGATGCACGATCTCTCTACGAATCAGGATCGCATAACGATCAAGACGGCGGGTATCTACCTCGTCGTCGGCGCGGTCAGGTACACGGCTGGCATCAGCGACGACGCATCGATCACCATTCTGGAGAACGGCACCCTCGTCGTCCGTGACGAAGGTGGACCGGCGAACACGGCTGGCGGGCGTACCGTGTCCGTGATGCTGAACCTCGCCGTCAATGACTACTTGCAGATGCAGGTCTATCAGAACAACAGCGCGAATACGTCGCGCACTACGACCTCGGGCACCTTCTTCTCCGCCGTCTGGCTCGGGCAGGCGTCCTAATGGCGTGGACGACTCCCGAGACCTTCACCGCTGGGCAGACGCTGACCGCTGCCAGCATGAACGCGATCAGCGCAAACACGGAGGCGTTGCGCGAAGGGAGGCCGGACGCGGTGAGTCCCGCTGTCCGTGCGACAGCAAACAGCAGCACGACGCTTCTCAATGGAAACCTAATCACGATTG